TAGACTTAAGAGACTGCTAGAGATCACACAAGACCTAACCAATCCTATTACAGGTGAAGTTGAAGGCTTTACAGTATTAGAACAACTAGACTTACAACAGATCATTAAAGCCAGAAAAGGAGACCTAGGAGCTTATAGGGAAATACTAGATAGACTAGAGGGAAAGACTAAAGATGACTCCTTGCAACAACAAATTAATATAAACTTTATAAACAAAATACCTAGACCACCTAAGAGAGATGATATAATAAGCGAAGAAAAGGGGGAACAGAATTGATTTACCTAAGTAATGCAAAAAGACGTATTAGTTCCCAACATAACACCTAGCCCAAAACAAGAGCTATTTTTAACTAGCTCAGCTGATGAGACTTTCTATGGCGGAGCAGCAGGTGGTGGGAAATCGGCCGCACTTTGTGCTGAAGCAATAACAGCTAGCATTGAAGACGAAGCACATCGCACATACATATTTCGTAAAACTCTAAAAGAACTTAATCAAAGTGAAGTCCCAGAGCTACTTAAACAACTAGACGTATTTAGAGACAACGTTAAATACAACTCTCAACAAAGTCTATTTATCTTTCCCAATAAGTCTATTATTCAACTTGCGTACTTAGACAATGAAGCAGACAAGTATAGGTATCAAAGTGCCGAGATACATACCCTTCTATTTGACGAGTTAACTCACTTTACTCAAGACCAATATGAATACTTAAAGACCAGGGTTAGGAGCGATAAGAAGCGTTTAATGCGTATTATGAGTGCATCTAATCCAGGTAACATAGGACACGGTTGGGTTAAGTCTTACTTCATAGACGGTCATAGACCAATGGAAGTATTTAAAGAAGAGAGTAGTGGCATAACCAAAATGTATATACCTGCTACTATTGAAGACCACCCAAATCCAGACTTTAGGGCAAGCTATAGGAAACAGTTAGAAGCCTTAAGTGATGATAAGCTTAAGAAAGCTTTACTATACGGCGATTGGGACATCTTTGCAGGGCAAGTCTTTAACGAGTGGAGAAGACATAAACACGTCTTTTCTAGGCTTCCAGTCCACCTAGAAGACTGCACGCTCTATTGTGGACTAGACTGGGGTTATAACGACCCAACAGCAGTCTACTGGGTAGCAGTTAGTCCAGACCAACACTTCTATGTCTATAGGGAACTATACGCTAACAATAAACGTCCTGAAGAATGGGCATATGAATTAGCTATATACTTAAAACACGAAAAGGTTAAGTTCTTGGCTATGCCTCACGACACATACTCTAACCTAGGGGGCACAAGACCTATAGTAGACCAATTTAGAGAAGTCTTTGCTAAGCTCGGAATACAAGTAAACATAATTAAATCAGCTCCTGGAACACACGTCGCAAAAGTAAACAGACAAGCTTTAATGCACCATATGCTAGGCGATATGCCAGACGGCAGAGCTAGGCTATCAGTCCACGAGTCTTGTCTTAACTTAATTAGGACGCTTCCTATGCTTCCATATTCAGACACTAACGTAGAAGAGATTGAATCAAGAGGAGTAGAAGACCACGCTTATGACGCATTGTCATATATCTGCTATGCCATAACAGGAGGATATAACCAAACTAAGATTGTTAACTTACTTCAGCCTGAGGGTAACGTACCAAAAGGCTTAGTTATCTCAGAAGATATGCAAACTAAAGTATTTAACTTAGATGACATTGTTTTACAAGCAGGTAAGAATAACAATAAAGACTGGAGGTACACTTGAACCCTAAAATAATGACAGCTTTTATTTATGTTAAAGATAGTGATACTCAAGCCTTACACTGTGTTAATTGTGGACAGATGTTAATGGTAGTTAGGGGACGAATCATAAGCTACACGACTGGAGATAACTATTCATATAATGACGTTAAGGCTTCAACAGATTACATAACACACATCTGTCATCGTTGCAAATATAAAGTTAATCTACTTATTGTAAACAAAAATTAATTGTTGTATTATAAGCTTAATCGGGGGAACGATTAACATATGAAAGGATAAAGCCATCGATTACGAGCAAATTGCCTCCCCCTATGAAGACCAACGAGTAGACAACCTAGAAAATGCCTATGGCTTAATAGACCAATTCCCACAAATAGCTACAACCATTAAGGCTAGAAGCTTAGTTAAGAATATTAACGAACGTGTTGAGGACAGCATTGAATACTGGGACGATATGCAAGGTCAAAACCTACGCTATGCTAGGGCTCAAGCTTTTCGTATGGTTATTGGTAAACAAATAGATACTTCTAAACTTTACCGTTACCAAATTCCTTATATAGACAATGAAGTACATATTGGAGTAGACGCTATTATATCTTATGCCTGTGCTCAAGCTCCTAGACCTGAAGTAAGTCCAGCAGAGGACACACCAGAATCAAGGATTATGGCTAAGGACCTAGAGAAAGCCTTAACTGCATATTGTGATGACTTTGATATACAGCGAGTATTTGAACAGGCAACCTTTAACTTACTTGTCAAACGAGTAGGAATTATCAAGGCTTATTATGACCCAGACTATGGTAAGAACGGCGAGATTATCACAGAAGCTATTAACCCAGACTATGTCATTATAGACAAGAACGCTAAGGAAAATGCTAACCCTGCTTTTATATGTGAGATACACAAGAACTCAGTAGACGAACTAATCGCACGCTTTCCTAGTAAGAAAGCCGAGATATTTGAAACCTTATCAATTAAAAAGGGAACTCAACGACAAATGACTGGAGAAGCTACTTGGCGTGAAGTATGGGCTACAGTTTATAACACTAAACACGAAGCCGAAGAGTGGGTATTCTGCTATGTTAACGATGTAATGTTAGATATGTTTAAAAACCCTAACTGGTATTGGGGAGTAAAAGGTAAATACAATAACTTCTTAGAAGCTCCTATGAAGCCATATATCCCAATTAACTACTTAAATGATGGTAGCCACTGGATAGACCAAACCACTCCAGTTGAACAAGTCTTTTCTATGCAAGACGTACTAAACAAACGTGGTAGGCAGATTATGGAAAATGCTGACACTGCCAACGGCTTCTTAATCTTCTCGACAGACGCTGTAACGAGCGATGACCTTGAGAACTTAACTGGTGATCCTAACCAAAAGGTTGTAATCAATACAGCAGGTAGACCAGTTAGCGAATTTGTCTTACAAGTAGCTCCACATATGTTACCTCAATACGTTATGGACGATAAGATAGACGCACGTTCAACAATTCACTCTCTTATGGGTACACCTGCACAATTCTCGGGAACTAATCAATCAGAAGCAGGTAAAGACCAGACGTTGGGTGAAGCTATTATGATTAAGAACCAAGCTCAAGGCAGACAAGACCGAGTAGTTAGATGTATAGAAAGAGGAGCTAAACAATACTTCAACTTCTTAGTTCAATTAATGGCCGTCCATTATGATGAGAAGCACTGGTTTTCTTATAATCCAGGAGACGGTAACTTTGATAAAGTAGTTATGACTCGTGGTATGATAGACCCAGACATGAAGGTAAGTGTTAGAGCGGGCACGACCCTTCCATTTGACAAATCGCAACGTCAATCAATTGCTATTAATCTTAATAAGACTGGTAGTATATCCCTCCTTGATTTATATAAAGACTTAGGTATGGACAACCCACAACAACGTTATGACAACTGGGCTAAGTTTAAGACCTCACCTGAAGACTTATCTCGCACCGCAGATGATGAAGTAGAAGATAATGCCGCTTATGTAGAGTTTATAGAGATTATAAACGGCAAGGAAGTAGAACCTAAACAAGACGCTTCAATGTCGCACTTACTAACACATCGTAAACAAATGTTAACTGAGAAGTTCCTGAAAGCAGACAAGAAGTACCAAAAACAATTTATGAAGAACTTTGAGAAAGAGTTAGATATAGCAGAACTCATCCAACAATTAGACCAGGAGACCCAAAGCGGTGGACTTTCGGCTCTAGATCCCAATCAACAACAACCACCTAATGCACCTAATGGATTGCCAGGAATGCCTGGAGTAATGCAACCTCAGTCAGGCTTAAATGTAGTTCCCCCTAGTCCTGGCAGTCCAATGGGCGGATTACCTCCTCAACCCCCAATGATGGGAGGAGGACTAGGACAATTAGCTCCCCAAATGCCACCACCTCAACCTATGGGAATGGGACAAGCACCTAACCCTATTCAGTTACCTGAGAATAACCCTATGCCACCTAACCCAGCTAATCCTGGCGCTATTCAAAACGTTTAACATTAATTTAAAAGGAGGTTCATTAAATGGATCAACAAGCAACATCAGGCATTGACCAATCAGCCATAGATAGTTTTGTCCAAGAGAACGAAGAGGGCAACGGTCAACTAGCTGATTTAGTAGAACAAAAATATGACGAACTAGTAGAAAAAGAAGCTGAAGATAAGAAAGAAGAGGAAGGGGAAAAAGAAGATGAGTCAACCGAGTCTAGCGAAGAGTCTAAGGAAAAAGAAGAGGGTACTGAAGACACATCAGAAGTATCTGAAGAGCCAGACGAAGAAGAAGGCTACTATGCAGACGAGGGTATAGACGAAGACGATAACGTAGAAACCCCAGCTGTTCAGAATCAGAACTTAGACCCAAACCAAAACAATGACTTTGCTAAGTTTATATTAGACAACCTACCAGTCATTAATGTAGTGGGAGAACAGAACGGAAAGGTAGTCAACCTCCAAGTTAAAAGGGCTAACGATTTGCCTAGAGATTTCCTATTCACCTCTGAATATGATAGACAATTATTCCAACAGGAAATAGCTGATCAAACTTTGAGAGCTAGAATGCTAGAATCTGAGTGGACTAATAGAATAAATAATCAACAGGCTACTGATTTTTCTAAAGCAGAGGATAGAGATATACAACTAGACATTGGGGATTTACAAAGGGAGGGAGAACTTAGAAAGTTTAAGTACCCACCTAATGATAGACGCTTTAATTCAGACCCTGCAGTAATTGAAATGCAGGAAGTATTAGACTTCTATAATAAAGAAAACCAAAGACGCTTAAACGAAAGTAATCAAAACGGCAGACTATTCTCTAGGCTTTCATATAAAGACGCATACACTTTATGGCGAAAAGAAAACCCTAAAGATAGCCCCCAGCAGAAAAAAGAAGATAATGCTAGGAAACAAGCCTCTAGGAAAATATCTAATACGGGTCAAGGCTCAAGCGTTGAAAGGAAGTACAAACTACCTAAAGACGCTTCCTTAGATATGATACTAGATGCTTACTTCCCAGAATAAAAGAATAACAATTAAAGGAGATATTAAATATAATGAACAATTTATTAACAACAGTATTTGCAGTTCTAGCACGAGCTAACCTAATAACTCGTGAGGCCGCTAAGACCTTAGCTGAGGAAACTCAAAGCATAATTCATCAATCTAAATATGAAGACGCAGAAAAAGTAGTAGAAAGGATCGAATCTAAGATTAAAGTTTTAGTTTCAGAGCCTTGGTTAAAACACATTAGTGTACTTGAGGACAAAGTTAAGTCTTTGGAAGCTAAAATAGAAAAACTTGCACAAACAAAAAAGAAGTAGTATTATAGACTCGTAAAGTATATAAAAGCGCTTTACTTATATAAACGGCCGAAAGACAGCCCAATAAAAGGGCTGTTTTTTTATTTTAAAAAATAATAACAAAGGAGAAATCTATATGGCAGGAATGGTATTCACAGATAGAGTAACCGATATTACCTATCAGGAAATTTTGCCTAGACTAGTTGACCAAATCAACAACTCTAACATATTTACCTCTCTAGTTCTTGGAAGATCTAAGAGATGGAGCGGTGTAACATTAAACGTACCAATCGAAACAGCTAACTCTACAACGGGTGGCTCATTCAGCGGTATGGACACATTCCCAACTGCAGCTACTAACAACACTAGAATACTTACTTTCTATGTTGCTGCTTACGAGCAAAGTATTGCAATTCCAGGAATTGAACGAGATATTAACGCTAATAACGAAAAGCAAGTCTTAAGACTACTTGCAACCAGAATGGATGAAGCTAAAAACTCTGCAGCAGCAGGTGTAGGTTCTATCCTTTATGGAACAGGTTCAGGAAAAGACTTTGACGGATTAGGTTTAATTGTAGACAACGGAACGAACACTTCCGCTTATGGTGGATTAACCAGGAGTACAAACACATTCATTAATGCAGACGTAACAACTGTATCTAATGGAATAATTACTTTATCTTACTTATCAAGTGAGTTCGATAACGTAAGTGCAGCAGGTTCATTCTCAGAAAGCCCAACAATCGGAATTACTACTAAGGCTATTTGGACATACATCGAAGGTATTATCCAACCAATGCTTTCAGCAAGATATGATGTTGTTAACTCTGGTGGATATGACCGAATAGATGGCGGATTGCCACCTGGTGTATCTGTAAGACCTGGAGACGAAAGACTTCGTGGTCGAGCAGGATTTAACTCAATCCAATACCGAGCAAGAAATATGGTTGCAGACGATATGGCCCCAAGTGGTACTTTCTTCTGGTTAAACGAACACTATCTTGATTTCTATAGCCTAAAGGCTGCAGAACTTAAGCAAATTAGTTCAAATAACGAAGTTACTGAAGGTTACTACAAGGACGTAAAATTCCCTGATGTATGGCAATTCCGAGAGATGATGAGCCCTGTTAACCAGTATGGACAAGTTGGCTTCCTAATGCTAATGGGTAACTTGATTTGTTCTCAGCCAAGACGTAACGGTAAATTAATTGGTGTAACATCAAACTAATAAGATAAAAGAAAAGGAGAAAATAATATGCAAAATGGTCCACGATATTTAACCGAGACAGACATTAACACAATACAGCTCTATACTTCCCTTACAGCAGGTAATACTGTTGGAGGTTGGGCACCTGGATTTAATGCTGATCCTCGTGAATTAGGATACAAAGGTATAACTGCCAACAACCGAGAGTTTAGGTGGTGTTTAATTGGAGGAACTTCAACAGTTGCTCCTGGAACACTTTTAGTAGCACCTGCACAAGCAACAAATGCAACAGGTTTAGCTATCCCTACTTCTCAGCCAAGCAATACTGCACTAGGAAGTGGTGCAACACCAAACAGTGCTTTAACTAAGGGTTCATTCTCATTCAACGTAACTAATGGTGCAACTGCAGTTACTCAAGATGAATTTGCAGGTGGTTATGTAGAAGTACTACAAACTTCAGGAACTAACGAAGGTCCAGTAAGCTATCAGTTAAGAGGAAACTCTTCTGCTGCAGCTAGTGGGGCAATTACACTTTACTTAGCAGAGCCTCTAGCACAACCAGAAGTGTTGGTAGCAGGAACTGATACGGTAAACCTAAGGAAGAATACTTACTCAAACATCGTAACAAGTGCAACAGCTGGACAACCAGTAGGAGTACTAACAGTACAAGTACCTAACAGCTCTTCACAACAGTACTACGCTTGGGTTCAAGTTAAAGGACATTGTGTTGTAAATGCAGACGCTTCAGGCGTAACGGCTTTTGAGGCAGTTAAGCAATCAGTAACAACTGCAGGAGACGTAACAGTAGTTGCAGCTGTAACAGATAAAGTTGTAGGACAAGCATTAGACACAGTTACTTCAGGAACAGCTTCAGTAGACCTTTGTCTAAATTAATAAACTAAAAGATAAGGAGAACCTATATGGCAAGAACAGCACAAAACAGTTCACATCTAGCTATTGAAGAATATATTAACCAAGTAGAACAGCAAGGCGGAATATTGACTAATTACCCTGTTGTTATTAATAACAGTCTTACAGCAGATTCTGTTAATTATAGCGGTGGACAAACCATAACTGACGCTTCAGCCAATGCTCTTTCTGTTGGTGCTAATGGTACTACTAACCCAGTCTTTAATGTTGACAGCTCAACTGCTTCAGTAGCAACTGGAGTTGATGTAGTTGGTGCGGCAGCAGGCTCAGGAGTAGCAGTTAAAGCTATTAGTTCAGGAACTAATGAAAGTATTAGTATAGCAGGAAAAGGAACTGGAGAAGTTCAAATTGCTTCAAACTCTGCTCTAGCTATTTTGGATAATGGTACAGCAACAGCAACTTCGGGTGCAGCTACATTAAGTAAGGCAGCAGGAGTGGTTACTTCTGAAAGCTTAACAACTGCAGCCGCCGCCACCTACACTCTTACGATAACCAACACTGTTGTAGCCGCTACTGATTTGGTATTTGCAAGTGTAAGTCTGGGGACAGCAACAACTGGTGTACCAACGGTAGCTACAGTAACGCCAGCCTCTGGTTCAGTAGTAATCGTTGTCCAAAACATTGCCGCTTCAGCAGCATTTAACGGAACTATTAAAGTAGCTTTCTGGGTAGTCAAGGCTAGCTAGACAAAATAATAAAACAAAAACTATATAATCAAGGCTTTCTTAAACGAGAGCCTTTTTTATTTGCATAAACATATTGAATATACTATAATGCCATTTATGAACATAGAATCTCTTAAGAGTCGTATGCAAGCCTTAAGTGCTAGGTACGACGAACTTACCCAAGTTATACAATCATCGTCAACTGAACAAAGACAATTAGAGGGAGCATTTAAAGAACTAGAACTATTAGTTGCTAAGTTAGAATCAGATAGTAGTAATAAAGCAGGGGAAGATAAAGTTGCAGAAAAGGCGGTAAAAGATAATGGACAACCAGACAACACAACCAACTCCCCAGCTATACGGGGTAAGTAATACTTCAGTTAGCGAAGTTAATAAGACATTTGTAGATAGATTACACGATAGATTTGAACCAACGGACTTCGTTAGAGTAATAAACCCTGATGATGAAACGTTTTTTTGGCAGAGCATGAACCCCTCTAAAGAAGCAGAGGGTAATGTAGGACGAACTGGCCACTATATTCAAAGAGATTTACCAGATATGTATGGTATACAACCAGGAGAAACTAAAGTACTTCAAGGTTGGAACGCCTATATCATGATTGAACAGTTATATAAGAAACTATCCCAGAAAGATGTAATTGCCTCTCACCCTGAGGGAAAGAACATTGAGGGCAAACCAGTAGACCTAGCTTTTGCTTGGTATGATGACAATAAACAACAAAAATACATTGATATGATCCTAATTGGTATTGAAACTCCTGAGTTTGATAGAGGAGGCGTTAGTCCAACCCCTCAAATTATAGAAAACCCTAGTGTTGCCCCTAGTAATCCACCCTTAACAGATAAAGAAGTATACGAAAAGTCTTTAGCAGATTTAGGATTAAAAGAAAATGACAACACAGACACTGAAAAGACCACTAGTTGATAAGAAAGCCCTTAAACACGAGCTAGATAGCCTTAAAAACGAAATAGAAGAACGTAAAGAGTATCAAAAGACCCAAGAACAGCTAATTCAGGACTCTATTCAAGAGGGGAACGAGAGTTTAAAGGGGCTACAAGATGAATATAGGAAGTATCTTATTAAGAAAGACGAAACCTTAAACGATATAGACCAGATAGAAGCTCAGAAAGACGAATTAAATAAAGAGATAAGCTCCCTCTCTTTACAAAAAAGAAACCTAGAAGAAGTGTATGCTAAGACTAGCGAGAATTATAAGACCACCCTATCTAGTCTAAGAATAGAAGTAGACAAACTCACTGATACATATAAAAATATGAAATCTCAAATAGACGCTTGGAGTTTAAAGATGGAAACCGAGAATAGAGGACTAGACGCTAATAAGAAAGCTCTAGAAGCCCAAACCGAAAAGTTAAGAGAAGAACAAAGATATATAGAAAGTAGAAAGCGTTTAATCTAATTAAGCCCTTTATGTCTTTATAATTAGGTGGTATAATAAACGTGTACGTTATATACACGGCCAATAGATAGCCCTAGAAATGGGGCTATTTTTTATTTAAAAAGAAAGGTTTAGCACAAATGTCAACATATACATTTACTTCTAAGGAAATATTAACGGGTACTACTGATTTATTTGTTAATAGCGTGGTTAGTGATGGAAATCACGTTAACTTAACGGGTATGATAGGTTCTGGTCCTCAAACAGCAGATAACTCTAGTACGGCTCTTACATCACCCCTAACAGTATCAGACACAGCGGTTACTACTCTTAATATTCCTCAGGATGCCGCCCAATTAAACATCATCACAATAACTAATACGCTTAATATCTCTGAGGCAGATAGTACAGTAGCAACTAAGTATTTTACAGTACCCACTGGGACACTCGTTACCATAGATGTTGCTAGGTGTTCAAAACTATACCTAGAAGCAAATACAGGGAGTGCAACTGTTAGTTTTTGGTTCAATATGATTTAAAACAAAGAAAGGAGTAAAGGTTATGGCAAACTACGGCGACCCAACCAACAATACTACTGGAGCACCTACTCAATGGAACTTTAACCCTACCGTTAATACCTCTAATGACTTAACCTATACTGATACAGGTACAGAGTATGGCTCAACTACTCAACCCTATGGAGGTTATACTTCTACTGATGGAAACCCTTATAACTGGAAAAATGCTACTACTTGGACTAATTCTTTAGTCTACCCTGCCGAGCAACAGTATTATGGTGGACCGAGTTATGTTCCTCTCTACGGAGCACCTACTGCTTGGGACTTAAATCCAGGTATGATAAATCAAGCAGGGCAATATGTCAGCAGTTTATCAGGTAGTGCTAATGTCTATCCTTATGACCAATCTACTAGAGAGTATGACCAAACGGCTGTTACTTATGATGGAACTAATGGAACTCTACCTTTTTACAACTGGAAACAACCCACTTCTTGGACACCTATTGCGGGAGGTAATTCGTTGTGAGCACAAACTATCCTCTCTCACTCGATAATTCCACTAGCTTGCCTTATCCATCAGCTCAAGATGACACCAATTCACCTAGCTTAGCTGGCGGACAGGATAATCAAAATGACGCTGTAATCGCTGTTCAAACCCTGTTAGGGAACAATACTACTCAGACAACACCTACGGCTCAATATAACGTCTTACAAGCAGGTTCTACTACTTCTAACGTATGGGGTAAGATAACTTCTAATAATGTATCTTCCTCTACTGGCTCTGGTGGTTTCGTCTTAGCCACTTCTCCCACTATTTCAAGTCCCACCATTTCATCACCCACTATCTCTAGCCCTACAATTACGGGTTCACTAGGAAACATATCTACGGGGACTATTACTGCTAGTGGAGCTACTACCCTAAATAATACCTTATCAGTAAGTGGAACTTCTACCCTAACGGGACTATTGACAGCTAACGGGGGACTTACGGTATCCTCTAGTTTTACGGCTACAGGCTTAGTTACCTACGCAGATTTACTCTCTACTATTTTTAGTGGACAGTTTAGTTCTTTCACTAATCCAGGAACGGGGGGGGGTAACTTTTTTTT